GCTGTAGCCGCTCAAAATTTTTGACAAAACTTCTCAAAACTTTTGACAAAAACTTTCCGGAAATATTTCCCGATTTTACAGACACGAAACGGAGGGCAGAACCCTCCGCTTTTTTGACAGTAATTTTGCTAATAACGCCTACTCTTCAGCAGGAGCTTCTTCCTCGTCTTTGTACTTGGCAAGCTCCTCCTCAAGGGCTCCAATCTCATCTCTCACAAGCTGTCTCTGTCTGTGGAGCTCCTGAAGGTCATAGGGCGGCTCCATCCCAAGGGTAGAATACTCAATGCACTTGGCAATCTTCCAGTCCCCAATACCCGACTCCTGACAGGAGAGCTTGGTCTTCAGGTCTCTTATTTTCTGCTCTATCTCATTTCTGCTCATTTTTGTTTTGCTCATTGCTGTGTCCTCCTTCAATAAATGGATGGATGAAAAGCTCATCAAAGAGCTTGTCCATGTTTTTGAGAATGGTATAGGAGTCATAGTGCTGCACACTACCCCTCCATGAGGCATAGGAGCATCTCACATCCGCAAAGGATACCTTCCCTTCATCCAAGAGCTTCCGGAGCTTTTTCAGCTTCCTCCGCTGCCTGACAACGGAGTCCTTGCTGATACGTTCAATGACCTTGCCTGTCTCTGTCAAACTATATTTTATTTTAAGGAATGTGAAGCCATGGGACAGCTTGACTATCTGTGTCTTTTTGGGATTGATAAACAGCCCATACTCATCACATATCCCTCTGATGTCGTTCAGGAGCCCTTTCAGGAACTCCTTGCTTTCATGGATGATATAGATGTCATCCATATACCGTCCGTAGTATTTCATGCCTCTCACAATCTTGCAGTAGTTGTCTATCCTTGTGGGATAGTATACTCCGGATATTTGAGATATTTGACTCCCAATACCAACGGACTTTTTCATGTACTTCTCGCCTGTCAGCTCTGCCTTGTCAATTTTAGCGTGTTCCAGTGCGTTGTACAGGGTATTCATGCAGTCAGCATATTCTTCCTCCGACATGTACGAAACATCCACCCGGAAGGTGTCTATGAGCTTCTCAATGAAGCCCATGGTCTCCTTATCGCCAATCTTTTTCCGCATCTCCTTTATCAGCCCATCATGTGGGATGTTGTCAAAGAATTTGCTGAAATCAATCAGCAGCACATACCCCTCATTGCTCTTGTGCTTCCTGTAGAACTTGTGGAGATGTGTGCTCATCCTCTTCCTTGCAAAATGGATGCCCTTGCCCTCCATGGATGCCCCATTGTCATATGTGAGGTACTTGGAGAGCTCCGGGACAAGCACATTGTCACAGACCGACCTCTGCACTACCCTGTCAGAGATGTGCATGGACTTGATATGGCGTATATGACCCCTTTCGTTCAGGTCAAACTCATAGAAGTCCATCTGTTCATAGCTTCCATCCTTCAGCTCCTTTTGGGTCTTGTTGACATTCCTCAAAAGGTTGGCTTCATACCGCTGTACTGACTCTTTCCACGCTGTCCCCTTCTTTGACTTGTTAAAAGCATCAATCAGGGAGTTGGCATCATATACAGACTCCATATTTTTCATAGAGTTTTCACCTCGTTTCTAGCACCAACTGACGTATCAGGGTGCATCAAGATGCTGCTCACCTTCCCTCTACACAAAAGATGAGCTTCTTTACCTTTCGGAAGGACAAGCTTTCCTTTCCTGTATCATATGTCGGCTCGTAGCCTACACTTAGCATACATACACGAAATCGGGCGGACTCCACCATCCCCGGCGGCGGCGTTATTATTACTATTACCATTATTGTTACAATTAGCAAACGCCGCCGCAGACACCACAGCACTCAACGGGAGGTGTTTCACTTGATACAAAGCTTGCCCCGGATAATTATACTTTCTTTTGGGTGTTTTGGGAAGTCCCTTCCGCTTTTTTTGCCTCGGACTCCTTAATCTTCTTCAGGATTTTGTTGTCACTCTTCCGCCACCCCTTCAGGAGGGCTATCTCCTTCTCAATCATGTCCACATATCTCATGTACTTCTGTGCATCCACCGGGATGATGGAAATGATGTATTGCATCTCCTGAAGGAGCTGCTCACAGTTTCCTATGGCATGGTTTTGGAAGTTCCTCCGGTCATAGAACTCACTCTCGCATACTGGATATATGGTGTTCGCCTGTGTGATGTTCATTACCATGTTGTGCATTATGTTCATCATGCTGCTCCGCATCTTATCTATGAGCCAAGCCGGGTATTCCTCAATAATTTTTGCAGTCATCTCATACTTTTCAATTATTTCCCGGAATTTTTTCTCATCCTCCGGCTCCATGCCCTGCACCCCGTACAGTGCCTTGATGCTCCTCACTTTGTCCTTGATGCCAAAGTCCCGGAGCAGCAGCATGGTGATTTCCTTCCGGAGCATTATGGCATTATGGTAGAACTCCATGCTTGACACGCTTCTCTTGTTCTTCAGTACGCTCAACCTGTTTCCTCCTTCCGGTCATCTGCCCCCATATAGGGGGCAGATTAAAGATTACCCGATACAGGAATACGGGCGGACTCCACCATCCCCGGCGGCGGCGTAATAATAACTAAAACCAGTATCGCCACAACGAGCAAACGCCGCCGCAGACACCACAGCACTCAACCATTGCCACATCCTGCTTCCGTTATGACCAAGCCCTGCTACCTTCAGGTGGGGAGCTAACCGGAACAATGGGAACTGGATGTTGGCGTTTCCTGTGTCATAAAATGATGAACTAAGCACCGTGGAACCGTATATCTGTATCTCACTCATCAATCTAAGAAGGCAATCCTTCCACTCCCAATTACTTGCATAGCCTGTCTGTCCTGCCCCTGCATTAGAATTGCCTGTTGTAGATACTGCTGTTGTGAGCAGCTCTCTGTGACTAATTATATGATTATTCAGGGCTTTTTGCAAGGCTGCCGCATAAACCGAGAGCACTGTTGTGTGCATCTTGGAGCCTGCATATCCGCCTGTGGTCTCGTTTGTGTCATTCATCTTGGCAGGAGTCTTGAAGCAGTCCTTGGGGATAATCACAGCATGGTGCTTCGTAAAGGCTGTGTCCCCGTTATTCCAAAAAATATCAAAGCCTGCCAGTATCAGCCTGACCGTCTCCGTTCCTCCATACTCTGTTGTGATGCTCACATCAAAATAGTCACCAACATACAGGTCTTCAAAGGTTCCGGGCTTAATGCGGTCACATATTTCATCTATAGTGTACACATTGGTCAGGTCTTTCCCCCGGTAGATGGAATTGTGGAAGCCTGCATTGTCCACAAAGACATTTTTCATCTGTTCATGCAGGAACTTGTCATTGTCAAGGAGCTGCTGATGCCTCCGGTTCCACTCATCACAGTGTGCCGGGGTAGTCCGCTCCATTGCCTCCATCTCAAGGACAAGTTCCGGGTTAGCTGCTGCTGTTAAATTTGCCATTTTCCTCTGCCTCCTTAATAGTTGTCTTCAATGGTGAATGTCACCTCTGTCTCATCCTTGCCTTTTGCAAGGAAATTTGAGAACGCCACCACATCACCATCCTCATCAATCAGTGCCATCTCGCTGATGAAGGTACCCACAAGCTCATTCTCCTCAAGCTTGATGGTGTACTCATAGGATGTGTCTGAAGTCTTGGTTGATGAAGTATAGGGCTTTCTCACCACCTCACTCTTCAGTGCCACATTCTCCGCAAGCGGCACAATCACGGTGCCATCTGCATTGACACCGCCGGAACCAAGTGCAATGTGCGTTATCTTTGCAATGCTCCCGGTTGTATGACTTGCTTCAGCCATCTTCTTTCTTCTGATTTTGGTTATTACGCTTTTTGTTGCCATTCTACAATACCTCCGTTTTCTGCCAAGCATCTATTGTCTTGGAACCATCAAGGCTCCATGTTCCATCAAGGAAGATGAGGTTATGCTCTTCATGCCATATGACCCTGTACTCCCTTGTATATCCTACACCAAAGCGGTATTCCTGCTTGGTGGTGTATTCACTCCTCTGTGCCCCCATGAGCCGGGAGCCATTCAGCTTCCAAAGCCCGTTGAGCTTCAGATAGTCAAAATAGTGGATGACCATCCAATACCGCTCCAATGCCTTCCTGATGCTGTGCGACCCCTTGCAGGGCTGCATCCGGTACCTCTGCTTCAGGAGCAGACTCTCTTCATGCTGATGGCGGAAGGTTGTGCCCCATCTCATATCCCTTGGGGACAGCTCCGCATCCGCCATGTGGCTTCCATCTGTCATCCATGAGCCATCCGTCTTCAGGTAGTCAAAATAGTGCATCCTGAAGCTGTATGCCGCCTTCAGGATGGCACTCTCCGCCATACAGCAGGAATAAATGTATGCCATGGCTGCAAGCCCGGCTTCATGGAGCCCATAGCTGCTCTCATATCGGTACCCTATCCGGGTGCTGATGGGACTCATCTGTGCATCCAGTACATGGCTCCCATCCAGTTCCCACATGCCATCTGTCTTCAGATAGTCATAATAGTAGAGGTACTTCTTATAAAGCACAGCAAGGAAGCTAGAGCTGTATATCTCCCGGATGCTCAAGTTGTATCTGAAGAAGTAGTTGTCCTTCGCCCCCACCTCTTTCCATTTCCTGACGGTCTTCCGCATGATGTCAAAGCTGATAGGATGCTCCTCATCCGCATCCATGACAATGACTATGTAGAACTCCGCCCACCTGTTCTCAAGGGTGTCGGACTCCAATGCCCGGCTCCCGTCAAGGAGCCAGCTTCCGTCAAGCGTGAAGTGTACAAAGCCTGTCAGCTCATTTGCCCTCACAAGAACCGGGGAGGCATAGCCAAGGGTCTTCACAGCAAGCAGAACCCCCTCATTGGTGCCCCCAAGCTTGCAGAGCTCATCATACATGGCTATTCTTGAGCGGTAGTTCTCCGGATGCTCCCCCTCATACCGGGTCAGCCTCCTGTCCGCCCCATGTACCGGGAGCATCTCATGGCTGCATGTGGCAACCATGCCCTCATCCCTTGCCCGGAGGATGTCCTCCTTCGCTTCGTCAAACCTCCTGCCGAACACCTTGCACAGGATGTACCACTTATTCAGGGCTTTCTTCAGCTTCTTCAGCGGAGTGGTGAGCAGATACCACATGTATTCAATGAAATTCTCTATCATGGCGGCATCACTCCTTCCCCCTTGTGCCCTGTGCTACGTTCCTGACAGTCACATTGATGTCCCCTGCCATGATGACCTTATCCTGTCCAAGCAGCATGTCCCCTGATGGCTGCAAGATGTCCGTCTTCCTGTAATTGTCAATCTTGGTACTAAGCACTTGGATGATGCTGTCCCTGTACAGGGTGTTCATCTCTCCCCTTGTCAGTGCCATCATCTCCTCAATGAGCTTTGCTGCCTGTGCATCCACGCCATCCGTTGCCGCATCTTCAGCAAGGTATACCACAAGCTCAAACGCCTGCCGCACTACCTCACTGGATTTCACAAGGTAGTCCTCATAGTTGCCCTTCAATGGCTCTATGGCTTCCCCGACCCTCCGTATGAGTTCCGGTGATGCTTCCCCGGCTGCCCCTGTGACAATCACATCCACGGTGCCCTGCCCCCTTGGATGCTGTGCATCTATCCGGGCATCCAGTACGCCGGGGACAGACTTGGCAGCGTTCCGGAGCTTCTCCTCTATGGTTCTTGTTGCCAGTTCCGCCCATGAGCTCATGCACCTGTCCCGGAGGTCTTCAAGGTCTTCCTCCTCGGCTCCCTCTTCAAAGAGCCAGTCCTCCTCATTCGTCACATAGTCCATACCGTCAAGGTGTATCATGGATATGGTTATCCTTCCCGGTGCTATGTTGTAATAGGTTCCGGGTGTCTCTGCCTCCACAAGCACCCTTCCTACAGGCTCCCCGGCATCAATGACCGTGTTCTCACAGCAGTAGAACTTCAGCTCCTTGCCCCCGGCATCCGGCTCCGTCTTGAAACAATGTCCCTTCGTCACCTGAAGGGCATTGTTGTATTCATTCCTGTATATGGTCACATAGCCCTTTGCCGCCTTTGCCTCCTTCTGCTGCTTTGAATAATCGGCTGCCTTAATCTTCAGCCAGTCACCTTCAGCATGTTTGATGAAGCAGCTATTGACTATGACACGGGCAAGCTCCTTCAGCTCTATGTATATGGTCACTAACATGCGGCAAAGGTGGTAGAAGATGCCGCCCTTTTTGAAGTTCGTTATGGGGAAGCCTTCGTCCTCAAGCTCTCCCTGCACCTTTTCCATCTCCTCATCCTCATCCGGGATAGGGATAATCTTTTCCATGATGCTCTCATCTATCATTCCACAATCACCTCCACGCCATTGCTCTCAATGTCAATGCTGTACTCCTTGCTGCTGTCATTCTTCCGGAAGGCTACCCTGACATGGTATAAGTGACCGTCAAAGTCCACCGTTGTCTGTATGCTTCCGGCATCAATATAGTCCCTCTTGGACAGCTTGGAACGGATACGCTGCTGTATTTCCATTTGTGTGAAGTCATCATATTCCCCCTGCATGAAGTCAAGCAGGCTCCACCCATAGCTTCCATCCCCCTCCTCGTCCTCATAGAAGAGCTCGCCTTCTTCCGTCACCGCCTCATTCCTGATGTCTTGCAGCCAACACTCATCATCTGATACAAGGGATGTGTCCCCGTTCCCGTCTGACACAGGCTGACCATCCTCATCAAGCATGATGTCAACGTCATTCGCACCTGTTATCTGCATCAGAAGCACCTCCCTATGATATAGGGCTTGCACTCGCCATACATGAGGACTACCGCCACGGTCTCATCCTTCAGGACTGGTATGTCCGTTGCCACCTTCGGGACTTCCGGGAAGCGGCTGTCCGGCTGCCTGTTTTTGTCAAGTATTTTGAGCGTTGCCTCATACAGCTCCTCCCCTTTCCTTTTGACCGCTACCACCTTTGCATACAGGCAGGGAGGGTACTGCATGTGCGGATAATTCTCTTTTATCTGATTGCCAAGCTCCTGCTCCACAAACATCTTCATCATGTCAGACATCCTTCTCACCTCCTGCAAAATAGATGTACATGTGTACCGCCCCGGTATCGTCACTCCTCACTATGGTCTTCTCCACTGTCACAATGCCGCTGTACTTGCTGTGCTGCACCTCAACCTCT